GATGATAGGATCAGTATAGATAGCAGTCTTTACTGCTTCCTGTTGGTAGTATCCCATGTCCATGATAGGTGATTGCATATCTGCAAAATGGTCTATGTCTTCTTGTGTTATCATTATCTTTCCTTCACAACCAAATTATTTATTCTTACATCATCTATGTCGTGCATAACATTACTTACTAAGTCATGCACATCTTCAGTATGTCCTTCTTCATGGGCAGATAAGAAGTTGTTGTCCTCGTCTACCTCCATCACATACGTGACACTAAACTTACGTATCATTTGTGCTTCTCTTTGTATACCTCAATAAGTTTCTTTAAATACCATTCTGCCTTTTGTAAATCTTGTAGACCACCCTTGTAGTTATACCTCCATACATACTTTATTATGTTACCTTGTAGGTATCCCTCTTTGTTCTGATTAGTAGCAGCCATGATAGCATCAATACATTCTACGCCACCTACATTATAGTGGAATGGTTTGTTTACCAAGTCTTCTTTAAACATTTCATCATCGTCATCTGGAAAGTCTTTGAAGATATCTTCTATGCTAAACTCTTCTTCTTCTTTGCTCATGCTTCACCCATTGTCTTTGTCCACTTGGTTAGTTTGATTACGTTACCTTCTTTGGTATACTCCATCTCTTTATCAACTTCAAGTTCTGATTCAGCATACTGTTTAGGAAACATTTCTTTTAGTATCCTATGTCTTGCTTCGTCAAAGTAATCATGAAGTTCAGGATATTCTTCTAGTACCTCAGATGCTGCTGCCATAGTAAGCGCATAGTCCATAGCATTACGCATAGCTAGAGGATGCTGTGACTCACCAAAGACTAAGCCTGTCTTTAGTATACCTGTCCATGCACCATTTTCATCCAGATCAGGACTTATAACTACAGCTATATCTCCGTCTTTTAATTCATAAGCCATTAGGCTCTCCTTTTAACTATGACACGCTGATCTTTCATCCGCTTGCCCTTTTCTAATAGCCACCCTTCAGGTATGACACGATGCGCCCACTTAAAGTTCTTTTGTTCGCACCAATCACAATACCTGGATTTGGCTCCCTTATATAGTTTAGCTTTAGCATTGCTGAATACAAACCTGATGTCTAGCTTTGGATGCTGTCTCTGTATCTCTATGTGTTTGCGTCTGTCAGCAGCGCTAAATATTCCTTTAGTCTCTATTATTATTCCGTTGTCTAATTCAAAGTCAGGTGTGTATGTACGATAGCGTAAGTCTTCCCACTCTATCTTTATCTTCTCATACTCAACTGTCTTCTGTCTAGTCTTCAGAAACGCAGCAGCCTCTTGTTCAAGACC